TTCTATCCAATCTTCATAAGTATCACCTTGTGGACATGCAAGTATACTGGTCCTTTTGTAGAGGAAACCTTTTCTTCTTGCATCTTTCATCCAGTTGAGGAATTGATTAAAGTTGTTCAACGTCTCTTCTTTGTTATAGAGTACATCAAGAGGTATCACTTCATTAGGTTGGATTTCAAGTGTCAATTTGAACAATTCTTTGTTGGTCAATATTTCACCTTCTTCTCCAGTACCATTATCGAGTATAGTGAAACGGCCTTGCTTGATAGCATTGTGAATATACTTTCTATATGCTTCGTTTTTCTTGTAATATTGACCTATAATATATAAATTATTGTCTCCCAATTCACTCAATTCCAAATGATTCATAGGTGGTGTAACGAATATTTTCATAACTTTTAATTATTAAATTTGATTTCTACCTTATTTTCTAATTCTGGTACTGTCACAAGATAGATAATGAAATCTTTAAGACCTATTTCAGCATCACCTTTTTCAATCTCCTCAAAAGAGTATTGTTCATTCTTTATTTCGTTTGATACTTTCTCAAAACGTTCTCTTCTTGTCTCTTCTTTCACAGACAATACAGTAACTGTAAAGTCAACTTTAGAAGAATTTTGAACTAATGTCTCTATAATCTTATTGAATAGACTTTTTTGTCTACAACCTACAATATATATCTTGTTAATAGATTTCAAGTTCCATTCAAATAAAATCTTTGAGCATATTCTTTCACAAAGTACCTCACTGAGACCTGAGTCGAATGTCCTCATTTCAGAATAGGTCAATTTACGAACTATATCACCAACTTCAATAACACCATCATTCTTTTGCTTCACTTTATTCACATATGTGGTCTTACCTGAGAAAGCTTCACCTACTACAAACTCAATCTTAGGGAGTTCTACTATTAGCTTTTTAAATGCTTCATTGAAGTTTTTAGGTTTTTCTTCAGTAGAGTCATCTTTCACTTCCACTTTCTCAACTATAGCATAATTTTCACCATCTTCACTGACCTCGACTGAGTCAAAATCAAATTGCTTCAAGATATCTTTTGCAATCATTTCGCATGACATGGAGCCAAAATCATAGCATTCGCAACCTGATTCAAATACTGGGAATTTTCGGTTTATATATTGTTTTACTTTTCTCCTTAGCAATATAAACTCTTCATCACGATTATCGTGATTAACCCGTTTTTTACAATTGAATTTAAAGATATGTCTGTGAGATTGTTCTAAGAACTTTACCAACTCACCATGATTTTTTGATGCATCAGGATAATTATGAAATCCTTCTACTTCAAAACGAATTCCGATAGATGTCTGTAATTTGTTCATAATCAATAAGTTATTTTAAAACGTCTTTTAATTGTTTCTTTATCTGCAATACCATAAACTAAACAGTAATCTTTCTTTTTCTTCTGACAAAATTGAACTGGACCTCTATAGATGCATTTACCGTCAAGAAAAAGTCTCATAATCTTTTCACCATTAATGTTTTTGTTTCTTGAGGCTTGTTTTATTACCTCAGGAGAAACTTTATCAGTCCAACCATTTTTATGATAGATGAATGATTTTAATTGTTCGTCCATACTTCATTTTTCTTATTTAAAGATAAGGCTAATTTGTGCGTTCACCAGCGTTTTAGTACACAAATTAGCCTTAATGGATTTATCTCAATTCACATGAACCACCTGCACAAGCAGTCGCTACATTCTCACCTACATTCTTATATTCTTGTTCCCATTCAACATTCTCCCAGTCAATTGGTTTTTGATTCTTAATCTTCTGCCATTGATGGAATATATTCACATGTTTTAAGCAACGTGAGCATTTTTCATCATCACCCTCAAAATAATTCTTAGAGAACTTCTTGAATCTACGGACCCAATCATTCCTCATTTCAATTTTGTGTTGCAAATAAGAAGAAATTGCATTGACGTCACTGATACACAATCCATCTATAGTCACAAGAAGTTTACCATCTTTAATGTGTTTTTTGATAAATGAGAGTAGATAATCGTCAGTATAGATTAATAAGTCATTAGCCTTACCAGTCGCTGCATTACAAGCTGTCCATATATCACCAAAAACTTGTAATCCATCTACAATAAGACCTGAAGAAAGAATTGCACCTTGTCCATATGTATCAGCAAGCTCTTTTTCATCAAGATAAGAAGTATAAGGAGCTTGTGGATAATCGAGGTCACCAGTTTCAGGTAGAAAACTCAATCCACAGAATCCATCTTTATGCTCCCATATCCAATCTGCAATTTCACTCCACTCATCTTCTTTGACTGAAACTGTACAACTTACATTATGATGATATTTAGGTTTAGCTATTGAAGATGGATGCTCTGTATTAGTACCTTCCATAATCCAACCTTTCTCAGTAGTATAAATTCTATAAAGAAAATCAAGAGTACTGAAATCTGTACGAACCGTTGTTTCATCATCGAGTTCAATAGGGAAAGATAATACAGTTTCGCCTTTCTTGTTCCAAAATGAAGGATTTGCAATATCTGGATTCAATTTAATAACTTCTTTCAATGCCTGCTCATTGTTATTCGCTTGAATATTACGAATATACTTACGAAAATGATAAGCATGAATACCAGAACCACATCCAAGTAATTGTGACGCGTTTCCTGAAGGTTTAATTACAGTTGTCCTTGCTGCAGTATTAATTCCAATAATCGCAGCAACTTCTTTATTCACTTCTTTTATGATTCTGGCACCTTTTCTTTGTATTCTTTCGTTAAAAAGAATGTTAGGATTATCCGCCATACCAGTAATACCAACACCAAGTAACGCATCACGCTTCATTATCTTACGTGTAGCTTCTGAGAGTAATGGTAGATTTTCAGTGTAAGCCGCTTGAAATGTACCTAATATAGCTGCTGCACGACATGCTTTATAGAAGTCTTCTTCAGTCTTGACTTTCTTTCCATTAATTTCACAAAGGTTACAAAAACTAAAACCATATTCTTTACTACCATCAGGATTTGTATAAGTTGGATATAACAATGCTTCTGCACAAGGATTTATGACTGCTTCAGTGTCAGGCATGAATAATAATCCTGGTTCTCCATATTGTTTGATATATTCAAATATCTTGTCGTACTTTTCTTTAGGAGTGTCTTCGTAGATTGCTACAGAATTATTACATCTACACAATTCCGGATGGGCTAAGAACCAATCTCCAGTCTTACACTGTAACATTTCTTCATCATCAATATCAAAGATAGAAATCATTGCACTTCTTCTTATACCACCACTTATTACAGCGTCAGCAATGATACATGACATAAGATGAAGTTCAAAAGGTCTTAGTTTTCTGCCCTTTGCCTTACTTAAAATCTTACGTAACTTATCATGACAAACTTTCAACGGTTCTGGTCCAGGTGCTTTAAATCCACCACTTACAAGTGCACCTTCTGGTCTGATATGTGAATAATCGAATTCAATATCACTCAATCCTTTGTAATATGATTCAATCAATAGACCAGTAGACAAAGCCCAACCTTCAATTGAATCCTCTATGACCGTACTGACCTTTTTCGAATTATCAATTCCTTTAACAATAGGTAATTGTTTAATATGTACTTTTTGAATTGAATAACCTGTGCCACAATTATGAAGTACAAATTGACCCCCATATCCAACAATATAACTATGATTATCTTCAACAGTTATATCTTTAAAATTCTCATCAAGACCTAAATCATCTTCTATGGCGATAACTCTATCGTATTCTATCAAATGTTTGTAAGACTTTTGTCTATTATAATAATAAGCACATTTTACAAACATTTGTTCAGAAGCATGATAAATAAAACCACTTCTATTCTTTTTTCGGTCTCTTTCTTCATCAAATAAATAATCAGCTTCTCGTTTTAAAAATTCATAAGGAATTGCTATTTTTTTAGTTGCTCTTACACTTTTTATTGATAATAATTTTTCTCTCTTTAAAGGGTGTTTTATAAACGAAACAAAATCATAAAAACAATCGTCTCCATTCAAAGAGAAAGATATCGTATATATATCATAATTTGGTTTAAATCCTCCATACGTATAAGTTTCAGCTTTATTAACAAAACACCATGGATAAATATTGAACATAGGAAGATACTCCATCAAAAAATTTTTCATTTTTTCTGATACTGTACTGTAACAGATACGACCATCTTCTTTGCCTATCCAACCATCTGTATCAATTAATCCTGCTAAAAAACTTAATATAATTGATTTATCATAAGATTTTTTAATCCATTCAGGAGCATCTATAACATTAACTTTATTTCCAGGTAAAACTCCTATTAATTTATTCCAATCTCGAGCAAGTTTATTTTTAGCTGATATAGTGTTATCTGTTTCATAAAAAGGAACACTATATTTATCTGTTTTGTTTAATCTTACATTAAAAGAACTATCAGAATATTTACTACAAAAAGATGCAAATGCCTCTATAACTTCTTTATTATCCCCACCCATTTTTATAGTCAAATTTCCTTTGGGACTTTTATAAACAGAACCATCACCTAAAAACGAACCTACAAAATAAGCTTTTTCATTAAATTCAAGATTTGACTTATCAAATAGACCTTTTCTTATAATATCACCTATTTTAATTTGACCTGCAGGCAGATATTCCCATTTACCTTCTCTTAAAATAAGAACAGGATGTTTTTTAGATGTTATAAAATAACCAGAACTTCCTGAAATTTTAATTTGGTCCTCTGATTTAACTATAACGTCATGTGTAGCAATAACAGATTTAAATTCTTGTTTATTCTTTTCTTTATTATAAGACCAAACTTTTTCTCCTACTTTAACTTCATCGAACCTTTTGATTCCATTTTCTGTCAAAATAGGTGTATCTGCAGGAACACATCCAGACAACAAAAGTTCCATCAATTCTTGGAAAAATTCGATTCTATTACAGTAACTTCCAGAACAATTGAAAGACCTAAAGTTATTTTTCAACAATTGAGGACCACCATATTGTAAAGACCTTTGAGAGCCAAGTACTTCTTGATTATAATACGCTGACCAAGCCTCTTGAAATACTTTATTGAAAGCATCTTTATTTTCATCTTTGATTTTTCCATTGAAAAACTCATAATGCATTTCCATAACTCGACTGACAGATTCCGGCCATGTCTCTTTCTTACCATCAGGCTTTACTCTCGAATACTTACTGTAGAATATATAGTCTGAGATTATATCTCGACTATCTATACGTTCATTACTCATTTTTATTCATTTAATTTTTCACGAATTTCTTCTGCATCTGCAGGTAGAAGTATACAAACAGGGATAGAAGGGACCTGAAACATCAATGGTATATTGTCCGCTGATGCATCTTTATCCTTTGCTTGTATCTTATTGATTATTTCGTTAAAAATACTTCTTTCTATATAAAGATATAGAGGTTTGGGTTTATACTTTTCATCTTTTTGTAATTGCAATTTTTCGATTACAAGATGTGTCTGTAATATTTCCTCATCTGGAAGATACGGTACAAGTTCTTTTATCTTATTTGCACAAATCGCAGAAAAAGATTTTCCAGGTTTTATGACCTGAATGTATAATTTGATTTTCTTCATGATTATAAAATTTTATAGATTCCTTTATCAATTCTTTCTAACTTACCTTCTTTGATTAGAGATTGAAACCAATGGTCAATTCCTGACCTAATAGTGCCAGGTTGAAACTTATTCATATTATTGATTTTTCTAACTAATTCGTTTCTCTTGATAATACCAGATTCCTCATTCTTCATCAATTTATTAGCAGCATCTACTACTGTATAAATGTTATCTAATCTATCTTCTCTCATATTGAACAATAAACTAATTCTTTCCGTGCTCTTGTAATAGCAACGAACTTTAAACAATATTCACTATAAATTGCTTCTTCAGTTATAGCATGTGTACTTGGAATAAGACCCTGGTTCAAGAAGAACACTCTATCAGCCTCAAGTCCTTTTGACTTATGGATAGTACTTAATACAATACCTTCAGTTTCGTCTGTATAAATTCGTTTGATATTGTTTTCAAGACTTTCCATGTTATGCCATACACAATATAATCTCTGTAGGATTAAACACTTTTCAACAAGGTTTAAATACGAAGGATTATTAATTGCTGCAGAATGAGACAAACCTTTTTCTTTTAGACTTTCAAGTTTTTCTTCTTTAAGCCTTTCGAGGTCATCAATCCGGTCTATCTTATCAATAAGTGCACATAATGCATTACCAAAGTCTCTCCCTTTAATCGTAGCCTTCTTACCTTCTTTAAGAAGTTCAACGAACACTTCAGTTAGAGGAAGATTATTCCTACATAATATAAAGTCGCCTACTTGAGCTTCTTGATATTCACCATTTCTCACAATACCGTCAATTGCATTAGGTGCAGCTTCAATCCCTAATGAGAATACCTTCTTAGCTTCTTCTACAATTTTCTTAGCACAACGATATGTTATATCTAACGGCAACACTGCTGTGTTCGGCATATTTTGCAGAAATCTAAAATTCGATACACTGGACCCAGAAAATTGGTAAATACACTGTTTTTCGTCGCCCACGAAAATTAATCTACCGAATTTTGGCTTGATAAATTGTTGAGTCAACTCTCTTTGTAATACATTCTGGTCTTGAACTTCATCTAAAAACACAACGTCGTATTTAGGGAAATCTTCATTATCGAGTAATGTGTATGGTAACCATAACATATCAGTGAAATCCATCTGAAATTCTTTATTTCCATTGATTTTTAACGCACTCTTACTCCATTCAAACTCAATCTTTTGAATATCTTGAATCATCCTATCGCGGAACTCAATGTCTTTTTCGATACATAGATAAGGAATATCTTTTTCGTAATCGACCAACAAGTTCATTCTAATTGTATTCCATATATCCTGGAGTTCGAATAGATATCTCATTTGTTGTTTATAGGGTACTTCTTTAATATCTAACATTTTTCTTGCTAACTGGAAGCACTTATTCTCATTCAATTTCATCTTAAATGAAAAATTATAGAATAATACTTTCAATCCTTTCGCATGAAAAGTGTTGACTTCAATCCTTTCAGGAACTTTCAACCTGAGTTCTTCAGCGATACTTTTATTGAATGCCATAAACAAAACTTTCTTTCCTGGAGCTGTCCTTTTACAACATTCAATAATAGTACTCGACTTACCTGCTCCTGCTGTGGCACTTATAGCAATATTCTTTCTTGTCTGTTCATATGTATCGAATATGGCAAGTTGTCTATCACTCCAGTTCATAACTCTATCGGTTGCGTTGAAATAAGTTGTTCTATGTAGTTGGTCAATGCTTTATAATCTTTATCCCGGTGCATAAACATCTTCTTCTTGAGTACACTTATCACATCACCGAACTTGAAACCTTCATATTCAACAACTCTATTATAATCAATCTTCTCTACGACCCATACATCCACATAAACTCCTAAAATCATGATACGATAATGTCCATCAAGTTTTTCATACAAAAGCTTGATGGAATCATCTTGCTCGTGCACCAACTTATCCATAGTCTGTAACGCAGCTAATGTTGATTTATCAGGATTTTCAAGTTCGATATCCAAATCATGTGGCTTAACTTTAAATCCATGTACATACATTGCCATACTTCCACCTACTACAATATTAGTGCCTTTGAATGTGTTACTAAATATTGTCAATACTTTAATCATTTTTTCGTAATTGTTCATAATTCTTCAATTTTATCAGGTTCATAATATTCAAAATTCTTATAATCAGCCAAAACATCTGCAACTGCGTTTCCATATACAATAGGGTCAGATAAGTCAGTTCCATGTCCTCTTGTCCACTTCAACCTTACTCTCATCTTCTTACTTTTATAGATTATATCTGCCACTTTCTTCCATAAATCAACATTAGCACAACCTTCCCAATTGTTTTGAATATAAGTGAACAGTTTCTTAGTACCATTCACAACATATTCACTATCACTCCATATAGTCACATTTGATGGTTCAGATTTGTTTACAGCTTCTAATGCAGAAAGAAAAGCCCTTAATTCACATCTACTTATAGTGGTGTTACTATATCCTTTTGATATGAAATATTCCTTACCGTCACATTGGATATAAACACCAATGCCACCTTTACGAATTTTCCAGTAGCAACTACCATCTGTGAAGATGATTATATTCCTTCTTTCCATACTTAAAGATACCAACTTTTTATCTGTTATTGACCAATAGATGCTTTATATTTCTTCAATAAAGCTATATCAAGAGACACGTTTTCACTCGAAGATACATTCTCAATACCTTTGTTCACAGCATTGGTTATAATCGTCTTCTCATCCAAGATTTCCTTTATCCTTACATCGATAGTATCTTGTGACATTATGTAATACACATTGGTACTATTCTTTTGTCCCATTCTATCTAACCGCGCTATTGCTTGCTCAAGATGAGAAGGTCCATTAGGATACTCAATGAATATCATATTACTACACACTTGTTGAAGTCCATCTACTCCAGTTGATAATGTAGCAATATTCGCAAACAAGAATTGTTTACTCTTCTTCCATCTCTCAACTCTCGCCATCTTTTCTTCTGTAGAAGTCTGACCGATAATAAGTTCACTATCCTTTTTGAATTCTTTATGTAATTGTTCCAATGGCTCTGTGAGTGTTCCAAAAACCAACACTTTCAATTCTTCATCAGCCTCTTTCCAATCTTTCAAGAATTGGATTATAAACTTCAATTTGCCTTTTAAAGATAATTTCTTCAAATTAGCAATTCTCACGAGATGTTCTGCTCTTTTAGCTCTTTCTGCTGCCTCAATATCGAACTCTTCAAGATAGGCGATAAGGTCATCTTCTGCCTTTTTATATTCTTTTGTATTGGTGATTGGACTATCTATCACTTGTTCTATCACTTCAGGAAGTTCGGTCAATACTTCATTCTTATTCTTCCTGAAATAGCAATAATGATTTATTATCTCATACAATTCAGAAGTATATGATGCACCAGCAGAATCAAGTCCAAACCTCGTCATCCTTGCATTACAATATCTATAGAGGAAATACTTCAAGTCAGGGAATATATCGAATCTACCTATTATTTTCAGGATATTGATTAGTTCTTGAGGACGATTCATCACGACAGTACCACTCAAAGCATATACTTTATTGGCTTTTTCGACTATTTTCATCACTGCTTTCGAACGTAATGACTTAGGATTTTTGCACAAGTGCACTTCATCCAATATCACAGCTCCCCATTTCTTCGAAAGAGACCTTGTATATCTCAATTGTATATCGTTCTTAGACTTTCCTCTTTTGTAGAGGTAATCATAATTTATCACAGTCACGTCAGCTTTCCAGTCTGTATTTTCACTATCCTTAGAATCTATGATATGTACACTTCTTTTAGGGTTCCATCTGTTCCATTCTTTCAACCAACTTGACTTGACTGTAGATGGACATATAATAAGACACGGGAATAAATCGAGAGTTTCGATACATAAAAGGCTCTGAGCTGACTTCCCGAGTCCCATCTGGCAACCATTGATACAATTACCGTGATTTATCATATATGTTATACCTTCTATTTGATATGGTCTTGGTGTCATTGGAAAATTCAAATATTCAACCATCTCTTTAAGAAGTTCCTCGTCAATCATCTTATGGATAGGTTTAAGCTCTATGTCACGAGGTTGAATCACCTTTTTATTCACAAATCCATTATTTTCAAGAAATCCTTTGAACTTCGAAGAATTCTCTAAATTCAACTGTGTATACCATTCTTTAGTCGCTGGATTATAATGACATTTGAACTTCTTCATCTCAGCAACTAAATATGGACGATATTCGAAACCTATCCACAACCAATCTTTATCTCTATAATAATATCTCATTTTTCTTTAAACTAAAATAGAGGAATCGTGTTTCACAACAAAATTCCTCTTAATCGATTTATATTAACTAAAAGCACTCAAAACTCAACTTAAAAACTTTTCTTTAAATTCTTGCATCGTAAAAATAGGTACTCCTAATGATTCAGCCTTTTGTTCTTTAGTCGAACCACTACCTCTTTCTTTTACGACTAAACAAGTAGTCTTCTTACTAACTGAAGTGCCAATCTTATGACCTTGCTCTTTCAATTTATTCTCCCAATCTTTATTCCTGAAACCGGTAAATACAACCGTCATTTGTCCTTCAAAAGATTTTTCCTCAAGACCATAATAAGTTATAGGAATATGTGCAGAGTCATCGTCGTTCACCCACCAATCTTCAATACCTAAAACAAATGCTAAAGCTGTACTGAATCCGACACCTTCAACTTTATCTTCAATGTCAGCCGCCCAGCTTTCATCACATTCTTTTGCAAAATCGGCTACATCTTTACAAGTATATAACTTTAATCCGTCAAGAATTTTTTGACATGTCTTTTCGGCTATTACACCTCCAAATTTATTATAGGCTGTCAATAATTTTGCAAAATTGGTGCCTTTCTTTTTCAACTCTTCAAACTGTCTTGAAAGTACTTTTGCTGCTACATTTCCTATACCTTCAATTTTTTTTAAGTCTTCTTCTGACAATAAGAGAATACTGTCCGGTGTTTTGTACCCGGCATTGAATAGTTTCTTTATTGTTGGCTCCCTGAATTCTTTGAAATCTAATACTGAAAAGAAATAGACACATCTTGCCAGCATTATACCACTACATTCTTTATTGCAACAAATCAAATCGACATTATTATTATCCCAATCGACCTTTTTACCACAAACAGGACAGACAGAAGGTAATATTTGATTAAAATCACCTGAAGACTTAACTGTCTTTAAATGTTTAGGTATCACATCTCCAGAACGTGCAATCACTACTCTCGCTCCTTTATCGATAAGATTCTCTCTGACATATCTTGCATTATAAGCTGTACAACGAGAAACTGTAGCTCCACATAACTCTATTGGTTCAACATTGACTACAGGAGCAAGTCGTCCATCTTTAGAAATCTGCCAATCAACACTCTTTACAATCGTCTCTTCTCTTTCTGACCAATCAGGATTCTTGTAGGCGATTGCATATTTAGGATTCTTGTTGGCAAGACGACCAAGTTCACATCTCTTTGAAGCATCATTAATATCAATCACAAGACCATCACATTTGAATCCATTGGTCAATTTCTCAAAGAGATTGTTCATCAAAGCTAAGAATGAACTTTCACTCTGCATAAGACTTTCTACTGAAACAATTGCGTATTGAGTCTCTATCCATTTATTGTTCTCATTGAGAAAATCGAGTTGTTTTTTCTTATCCCAATCTTCTCTATTGCAGCCATATCTAACATAAGCGATTAATCCTACATTATCAGAAACTACAGGTGAATTCATAAGTCCAGCTACAGCATTTCTTGCTGACTTATATTGGGTTGTCTCTTTCAATTTCAAAAAATTAATTGTAGGAAAAATTGCTTCACCGAAAGAATAAGTCACTTTATCGTAAGACCTCCATTCAGAATTGATAAGTTTTTCAAACTTATCCTTACAATTCTGACCATATTCACCATCACCCCTTGTCCAAGCATCTCCAACAATCTCATTTACACATAACGATATTCCATCATATTTAGGTGTTATAATGAGTTTATCATAATATTCAAGATTACAAGAGTCAATCCATTTCAAAATCTCATCATAGGTTTTAACCTTCTCTAAACTATACATAGGAATAGGGAGTCTTTCTTTCCTATCGTTTACTTCATCTTGAATACCTTTTTTGAACCAATCTGCATCAGGATTGATATTGTGTAGTAATTCTACCAATTCATCAAACTCTGCATCAGTGACTTTTGGTTCACCTAAACGATACAATGTATTGTAATCACGTATCTGTTTTTCTAATATCTTAGGGTCTAAATTCGATTTTACCATAATCTTATAATTTTGAAAGTTCTGCACATAATTTCTCTATATCATCACATTTGTTCCCCTTAACATCTTCTTTAGGGAATCCCATAAGAATATTGTATGCTTCCGGGAAATTGTCTTTAAGCTGTTTTGTTGTATTGATATCTTCGAGTGCACATTTCGTCCGATTCATGATACTGGACGCTTTCTTTTCCAGTTCAACCATTTTTTGAACAAAAATTTTCGTCTCTGTTGAATTTTTCAATTCATTGAATTTTTCATTGGTTATAAGTTGATACACAAAATAATTAACCTCAACATATGTCTTTAGATGACGAAATCGTTCATTTGTAAGACTTGATAAATAAATTTCTTCTCTGATATTTACCGTGTTAGGGTATTTATCCATAAATTCAATAACATCTTTTGGCAGAATTTTCTTGAAATATTCATCCGCAAATTTCCCGAATTTTTCAGATTCTTTTCTTGCTTGTTCTATGATAGGCTTGATTATGCTTCTTGCAATCCTATCTTTATCACTGATTGTTAATCTTTCGCTTGCCATAATTAAAATATGTTTTCTTTGTTACTAATCATCCACATATAATCGTCGTGTCCGAATTTAAAATCTTTCTTTGGTCGACCTTGAATTCTATCTTCAAGAGTTACTGGATTCGCAGTAGATGCTTGAAATGTAAGATGAACTGCAAAATCAGTAATCTCTTGTGCCCCACGAACTTCATTGAAATAAACATCTCGAGTTTTTGGTGAAAAACTCTCAACAATATACGCTCTTATTTCACCAAGAAATGAAACCACTAAAATTTGCTTTTGTGTATTATACACAATTGCCCACAAATTGTCATAAAAAGTGTTATTTATTTCCATATCTATTTTATTTGCCTAAAGATACCAACTTTTTATCTATGTTGCAACACTACACCTCTTTAAAGAATGATTTTGTGACTTGATTTCTCTTCTGTCGGATAGTCTCATCAATAGTGTTCTTGATACCATCTTTATATCTCTTTTTCAAGACTGAAGCCTTTTCTTCATTACTCTTGGAATTGAATGATGAGTAATTGATATTGATATCTCCTTCCTGCTCAGGAATGACTTCACGATAATCATATTCTTCACCACACTCAGGACAAGATGGCACTTCGATAGGTACAAGTTTCATCTCTTTATTATATCCCATTCTATATGAAGCAGCTAACACTTCTTTACCAAACTGCTTACAATCTTTGTTTTTACATTTCCAATATATAGCCATAATTAATAATTATTTCTTCTACCATATTCTGCCATTAGTAACGAATCTGCAAAATTATCATCTTCGTTCTTACACTTCTCAGTTCTTCGTAAATCTACTGTAGGAAAGATTCTATGACAAGCCATAAAACTCATTACCTTTTTATTATCGTTCTTAGGAATACCTTGATGCATCTGTTTCTGCCAAGTCTTTGGTGCTATTTTCGTGTACGATATCCCTAACGAAGAAATTACACCTTCTATCAATCCTACAATCCAACCAAAATGAAAATTTGATTTTGCTGAGCTGCCAAAAATTGAATGAACGTCTTCAAGAATGATATGACAATTATCTTCATAGATACTCAAATCAAAAAGATTGTTCACTATTTCATTGACGTCTACAACTTTATTATTCTTCAACAATGGAAATGCAGAAACAAATTTCCCATCTTGGTCTATTATTGATACAAAACCAAATTTTCCAGGGTCGATTCCTATATAATATTTCATTTTTACACCTCCAATCTACTTATACCATTCTCTTTAATAACTTTCAATTGACGAATCTCTTCATTTAATTTAGGTACATGAGTAACAACAAGAATAGGTTGTTTGAGAAACGAAATTGACGAAATGATATTTTCAACACCTAACGAATCAGCACTTTCTAATACTTCATCGATAAATAAAAAGTTCATACCTCCATATTGTTTGGTAGTATTTATCATCGTTTGTAATGCCAATATCAAAGCTATTTCACAACGAGCTTGTTCACCACCTGAATAATAGAAGAATGATTCCATTTCATTTCTGAATACATAAGGAGTGATTTCATCTTTCACCTTGCCATTCGCTCCTTTCTTGAATCCTTCTATCATTATTCTCAAATCACTTCCCATCCTCTTCAATATATCGTTCGCTGAGAATTGAATATTCTTCAATTGTTCAAGTGCAAGATACATTTTGAAGTCCTTGAATCGAGTCGTCCATTGTTGAACTTTAAATATCCTATCATTCACCTGAAGTATCTCTTTATCTTTACTTTCAATTTCGTTTTCAAGATTCTTGATATTTTCTTCCAGATGTGATGTATCCTTTTTCTTCAATGGGGTTGTCTTGAGTTCGTCTATCAATTTCAACTTATGGACTTTCAATTGTTCATTGTCTGCAATCTGTTCCTTAAGTTTATTGATATTACTTTCAATTTTCACAATACTCTCATCAATTTCGTAATATTGCGACGAAAGTGTCTTAAGTTTATTCCGAATACTTATCTGCTGGTCAATAATTTTTTTTTCTTCAGCTTGAGTCTCTTTCTTTAGAGAGAGATATTCGTCAATTATTGAATCGAGTTCTTCAATTGATTTATCAATAAGACCTTTCTTTTGAGTTTCTTCTTTCAATGCACTTTCAGAAAGTTTCTTCTCAGTTTTCAAATCGTCTACACTTTCATCCTCCTTCAGAAGAAACTCATGATGACAATTAGGACAAGTTATAACACCTGCAAGTTTCATCTCTATCGAATCAATAGTCTTTTTGATTGACCTGACTCTTTGAGTAGATTTATTAAGTTTACTCTCTTCATCTTCTTTCTGTTTTTTATAGAGAGAAAGGTCTTCATCGATTTCTTTGTAAGTATCTTGAAATGAATTATCCTCAAGTTCCTCCAATTCTTTTTCAACAGATTTCCTCAACTTAGCAATATCTTCTTTTTGTCGCTCCTTTGCAATCTTAGACTTTTCGAAATTCGATATAGAATTCTGTTTCTCTTTAATATTGTCATCGTAGACGTTGATAAGATGAGTCAATCCAGAGATTTCATCATTTCTTTTCTTTTCCAAATCCTCTTCAAGAATGAAATTAAGTTGCTCCTCGTAAGCTGAAAGTTTTCCTTCAAACGAAGACTTTTCATTCTCATAACCTCGTTTAATCTCGTTTAATTCATCTAATCTTTCAGTAATGATATCCTTTGTTTTATCAATACTCGCAAAGTTAATAAAACGACTTATAAGAGCTAATTTCTCTGTATTTGAAGAATTGAAGAATGATTTATAGTTTCCTTTACTTACAATATAATAAGACTTAGCATCTTCTGCAGATATTTCAATCCAGTTAGCAATAAACTTGTTACCATCATTGACAGTTGCACATGTCACTGGAACAAGTTTAGTTTCATCTTCATCAATCAACTCTAATTTGAGAGTTGACGAACCTTTTGTCCTGATTTCTCTTTCAATAGAAAGAATCTGCTTACGAATAGGACAATGAATTTGAACACAGATATATGCAGAATCTTCACCTTCTCTGATAAGTTTTTTATCGAGAACACCTCTTAAATTAACTCCATATATACCATAGAATAGACCTTGAGAAATACTTGATTTGCCACTACCATTCGAAAGTTGGTCATCCTGAGTCCTATTCTCACCTATGATAGCTATTGATTCATTGACAAAATCGTATTTTAATGAAGAAAAAGGTCCAAAATTTCTTAATATTAATCTTCGTGGTTGCATAACGATTGTTTTACTTGTTCTCTAATTTCATTAAACAATTCAGAATCTCGAAGTAATTCATCTCTAACAGAATCCATACCTTGACCCAAACGATAATCATCTCCATAATAGAACCAAGAACCCTTTTTCTGACAGATTCCATTTTTAACGGCTATCTCTACTACTTCTTGAACGATATCAAATCCAACACCGAATCGCAACATCACTTCACAACTTCTAAATGGAGGAGCAATTTTATTCTTCGTTATTTTAATCTTAGTTTTATTTGCTACCGCAACATCACCATTTTTATCTGTACCAATTCTTGCAAATTCTGCTCTTTGTGTAGCATAAAACTTAAGTGCTTTACCTCCTGGAGTCATTGTAGTTGCTCCTCCGAATCCAAAACCTCCACCAACTTTATCCCGCAATTGATTGATGCAAAATAGAATATTATTATTTTTCTTACAAATATTCTTCAATATACTTAATTGAGTTGATAATAGACGAGCAACGAGAGCAACCTTTTGTTCACCTGACTCACCTTGTAGAGTTGCTTGAGGTACAAGACCTGCAACTGAATCAAGAACAACTAATCCAATTTCAGGACATTCCAACATTTCCCTTACAATCTCCATTGCTTCTTCTGCTGAATTAGGTTGAGATAAAATCCAATTATCTTCACTTAAATCTGCGCCTATTTTCTTTACATAATCCAAATCTAACGACTGTTCAACGTCTACATAACCAACTGCTTTTCCTAAATTTTTTTGGATAGAAGCACAAAGATGTAAAGCAGAAGACGTTTTCCCGGACCCCTCATTTCCGTAACACTCGTGAATTCGACCTAATGCCCATCCTCCTCCTAATACATCATCTAATGCAAAAGAACCTGATGAAACAGTTTGTACTTCTACATTAGAACCTACTATTGCTTC